GTCTGCCCATTGCTCGACAAGACCTTGTTCGATTGCTTTCGGATCAACACGATAAATGTCGGTTTCACCATCTTCCTGACCTACAGCACAGCATTCGAACCTCAACAGACCCTGTGGATTATCATAGTTTTCCACCAGTTTCTCAAACATATCTGGTAGTGGTTCAATGAGCATACCACTCCAATTGTTTGTTGTCACATAGGAATACAGGTCATCGTGTTTGACACCATCCATAGCACCAACCTGAATGAAATTCAGTTTGTGGTTCTTGATTGTGTTGTATTGGTTCATTATCTCACGGAAGGACTTAGGATTGGTTGGATGATCTTTGGTGAGCCATTCCAGTTCTCTGCGCTCATCATTGTCAGCATACCAGCCACCAGGTTTGGACAGATTGACGACAGACTGGAAATATTCCTTGTACATCTTTCCGACTTTCTGGAAACTATAGTTTTTCTCCGCCCATTCACGGCAAGCACGGGGAGAAATAGTATCAATGTTCTTAGCCGCCCATACAAATTGCTCAAAGGTTCGGCAACGATAACCCGTGACACCATGCTGAACAGTTTCGGTAAATGCTCCATGATCCACGGTGATAACTGGTGTACCAGAAAGCATTGCTTCAATTGCAACATAACCGAACGGTTCATTATAGATTGTGGGGCAGAATAGACCTTTGGCGCCAGCCATCAGCTTCTTGCGTTTCTCTACATCAGCATAACCAACATACTCAACATGCTTTGGCCATGTGGATCCAACACGACAATCTTCTGGACCATATGTCGTACCAGCAAAGATAAGTTTTGCGCCGATTCTCTCGCAGACTTGAGCCGCAATGTCGGTGCCCTTGCACCACATCAATCGACCCATCATCAGAAAATAATCTTCCTTCTTTTCGCGGAACTCAAACTCAGTAAGATCGAAGCCCGAAGGAATGGCTACATCATAGAAACGATAGTCTGCACTAGAGATGTGGTGCGGTCCTTGTAGCCCATGCATGACAGCGTAAGACTCGTACACCTTATGGGGTGCATAAGACGATGCATAACCGATAGACGGTTCGACGCAGAATAGGTCTGGATGTGCGTCGGTGACTGGTTTCTGTGCAAGCCCAAAGAAGGGTAGAATGATATCGCCAGGTTGCTTGCGCTTTGCAATTTCACGGATGCAATTGTCGTTAAAAGTCTGATAAGCAGAATCGGAAGTGTTATACTTCAGACCTGTTATTTTCCAATCATAATCGCCGTATGCTTGACGCAAAACTTCATCGTTCGTGACATTAACATGTTCGTCACAGATAACTTCGGAACGCTCATGTCCATAATGAATGACATGCATTCCCTGTTCTTTGAACATCTTACAGAAGTTAATCACCTTCTGAGTGAACGCACATACTGTATATTCTTTTGTTGATGCCGTGTGTGGCACCGATAACACATGTAATCTAATCATTTAATCACCAAATCATACTCTGTTAATACTTTAAATTGCCAGCCACGGTCAGCACAAAATTCAGTCGCAGCCGCCCATTTTGCGGTGTTTATACCATAGGTCACTACCTCTGTTATATATTGCTTTGTAACCCGACTCTTTTTGACAGGTTCTTTTGTCTGTTTATATGGCTTAATTTCCAACACCATCACTCGTATTGTATCATCTTTTTGCTTAACTTTCACATGAAAATCGGGAAAATAACGGTGTATTTTACCATCAACCGGCGAACGATATGGTATTATAAGTTCTTCCGAACCCCATTCGACGATATTTTCAGTTTCATCCAACCAAACCATCACTCTCCGCTCCCATGTCGAACGGTATATGATGTTTGTTGGGTCCCCACGGTATTTTTGTGGATTTTTTGGTAAAAATCTGCCTGAGTAAGCCATATAAATATGTATATCTCCTATCCAAATAAAGATTAAAATGCCCTTTGGTCTCAACTTAACACAACTTCCATCGAATATTGGCGGTATTTCCATACCCGATGCGATCAAAGGACCCCTTAGTTCGCTTTATGGTCCTGGTCAATACGATAAGGCTACACTTAGGTATCCACGCGACCTGGGAACAAATCAGGCCAGAAAACATTCGATTGTGTTTACCGTACTTGAAAACGATCCGGCCAATTTAACAGGGGCACTTTCAGGAATTGGTACAAATTTATTAAATATTGGTAAAGAGGTGGGAAACGAAGCAGCACGGACTGCTGCTATTGCCAATGATAAAACTTTAACATCACAAGAAAAAGCGGGTAAATTTTTAGATTTAGGCGTTGAATTGCCGAGTCGTTTAGCTGACGCCGGAGGTTCCAACCTTATGGATTCTTTTTCTCAGGCCGCACTAAAACTCAGAAGAAAAGCTGGTACAACAATCGGACTTTATGTTCCCGATAACGTGAATGTGCAATATTCAACCGCATATGATTCCAATGAAAGTCTTTCTGACAACTTAGGTAGATTTTTCTTTTTGGCTCAAGGCGCAACATCACTATCTAAAGCCTTTGCAGATCAAAAAGATAAAACACTTGTTAATATGTTGAACGTTGCAGGTAATGACCCCTTTGTTCGGGATTTGGCTTTACGTACTCTAGGTACATTTACGGGAACAAATTTAACACGATTAGGTTTAAATGCAGCAGGCTATGCCACGAACCCACAATTACAAGTTCTTTTTCAATCAATAGGTTTTAGAGAATTTACTTTTTCATTTTTATTGACGCCATATAGCAAAGAAGAAACTAAGGATATTGAAAAAATTATATACGCATTTAAATATCATTCTGCCCCAGAAATTGCATCAAATGCGCTGGACAAGAATGCGCCATCATTAAGTTATTATATGAAAGTTCCTGATGCCTTTGATATTAAATTTTATTATGGAAACGAAGAAAACAATAATATACATAAAATTGGTGAATCTGTTTTGACAAACGTTAATGTCGATTATGCAAGTGGTGGACAATGGTCAACATTTAACAATGGATCACCATCTCAAATAAGATTAGAACTCTCATTTAAAGAAACCGTTCTTATTGATAAGAATAAAATTAAACAAGGTTACTAATGTTATACTTCGATACCTTACCAAAAATTTTAACGCCGGATCAGAACGGCACTCCTTTATTACTTACTAATATTCTAACACGCGCTAAGTTAATTGAAGAACTACAAAACAATCCCATGTTGTTTTACAAATATGATATCCAAGACAGCGATACACCTGAAATTATTGCAGCGAAATATTATGGAGATCCAAACAGATTTTGGTTAATAACATATTCAAATCAAATATTAGATCCTGTGTGGGATTGGCCACTACCATATCAACAATTTTTGGAATATATTGAAAGCAAATATGCTGCTGAGGCCGCCGAAGCTGAAGAGCCTCCTTTAGAATATACGATCAGCACAATTCACGCATACCAAAAGATTGTTAATACAACAGACAATACAACTCTGCAAACAACCGAAAACATTGTAACAATTGATTATGCAACATATCAATCATTGATACCTAGCACGAATACATATACCTTACCAAACGGACAGACTTGCACGATTGCAATAACAAAAAATATTCAAACAGTTTATGATTATGAATACAGTTTGAATGAAGCAAAAAGAAACATTAAGATATTGAATGTAAATTATGCAGGTCAAATGGAACAAACTTTTGTGGATGTGATGAATAGATAATGGCAACAGAATCAACTACAGGATTAACAGGAACAGAAAGTGTTAATCCTAACGATTACTTCTTAGAAGTACTTAATCTAATTACACCAAAAAATGTTGTTGACATTAGATCAATGATGGTTGAGATATCTTATTTCGAAGATATTTTCCGTGGTTCTGTTACTGGTGAGATTTTAATAAGTGATTCTATCAATATGATTGACAGGCTTGGATTGTCTGGCGGTGAATTTATTTTCTTATCTTTCAGGAAAAATAGCAAAAAAAGTGCAAGTGAAGGAATACAAAAAAAGTTTAAAATATATCGTGTTAGCGAAAGAATTTTAAAAAACCAAAACACGGAAATTTACACATTACATTTTTGTTCGGAAGAATTTTTCTATTCCGAGCAAAAAAAGATAAGCAAGGCATATAAAGGTAAAAAAATAAGCGAGATAGCCAAAGATGTTTTGCAAAAAGAAATACAAGCACTAGATTGGAAAATAGATGAAACAAAGGGGCTGTATGATTTAATTGTTCCTTACAAATCTCCTTTTGAAACTTTGCATTGGTTGACAAATTATTCACAAGCAGATACTTATGATGGCGCAGATTTTGTTTTTTTCGAAAATCGAATTGGATTTAATTTTGTTTCTTTACAGAAATTATATAAATCGTTACCCTATAAAACATTTTCATTTACAACAAAAAACATAGAGGCACCTTCTAATCTACAAGAATATGTTAGAGATATGGCTGGCATAAAGTCATATACATATTTGGATACATTTGATACTCTATACGGTATTGTAAATGGTGCTTTTGCCAGTAACACTCTATCAATTGATCCTCTGACAAGAAGGTTCTTTGAAACAAAGTTTGATTATAAAAAAGATTATCATTTTAAAAATATCCAGTTGAATGACTATAAAGTAATAAATGATACACCAAATAGGGAAAAGAAAACATTAAATGAAATGTCTGATGCTTGTTTTAAAGTGGTAGTTTCAAATAAAGAACAAGTAAAGGCTAAAGGTGTCGAAGATAAACCTTGGTCTGTGCAAAATGACATAGATTCTGAAACTTTTGTTCCATATAGAACAGCACAGATGGCTTTGTCACACTATACCAGACTTAAATTAACAGTTTATGGTGATCCAAACTTGTGTGTTGGACAAATAATAATTGTAATTTTACCTTCAAATAGAAGCGAAAAAGATGGCTCAGGATTCAATGAAGGTCTTTTTGACTTATATCACTCTGGTCGTTATTTGATTTCCGCCGTAAGACATGTAATTAAATCAAATATGAAATATGATACAGTAATAGAAGTTATTAAAGATAGTCTAGGTGCGGGCCTTCCTAATTGGAATAATCCAGAAATTTTTGAAATTGCAAAGGGTAAATAATGGATTTTGTAAATAGAATAGGCTACGATAATTTTGTATGGTGGTTAGGTGTCGT